CGGGAATAAGCCAGTTAAAACAGAGGAACTTGCAGCAAGCTTTGATGTGAGTGTCCGGACGATTCGCGACTGGCTGAAAGTGTTGAGGGAGCATGAGTATATTCGCGTAACTCGTGCACCTACTGGAATCATTTTAACGGTTCGGAAATCCAAGAAGTTCATTCATAGATCGGCAGAAAAGTTCCGATCAGATCGGCAGGATTCTGCCGATCACTTGGCCGAAACCGAGGGTGATCGGCAGAATAGTTCCGATCACTCAGAGGTGAGATCGGCAGAATCCTGCCGATCCAATAAAGATATTATAGGTTTTAAAGATCTTGCTGTTGTTGTAGAAGAAGATGACTCTAGCAAATCTGATGACGAGGGTATGCTGTTACCCAGGCATGGTGCCGACCCCGCTGCCGCTGCTGACCCGGATGCCGACTCCGGGCAGTCAGGAGTATCGATCACTGATTTTCGACAGGTCATCATCGACAAATTCATATCCCGCCGGGCCAGGGGGACTTTTTTGTCTCCGAAGGATGAGGATGCGCTAGATGAGATCGTCTCGTGCAATATTCCCCTTGATACCGTGTTGCGGGGTATAGATAAGGCATATGACGAGTACAAGCCCAAGCACCACCGGGACGCGGTTCGCACGTTGGACTACTGCGTTCCGATCATCCTTGATCTGCATGTAGCTGAGCAGCGTAAGCGCGAAACGCCCGAAACGAAAAAGCCGCGCAAGTCAAAGCAGCAACAGGAACTCGAAGACTTGCGGCGCAAACGAGAGGAGGCGCGCCAACGTGACCAGAGATGAGCTTTACGAGATTTTTGAGGAGATCAAGTCTGAGTATCCCTTTTTCGATGTGGGTGAAGAGAACTTTGAACGCCATTGGCGCTATCTTCAAGATTTCCCGTTCGAGGACGCGATGGATAACGTTGTCCAATACATCAAGACGACCCCACGGAGACCGCCGGGCATTGGAGACATACGCGGCCATTTGGGTGACATGCTGGACAGCCAGCGGAGCAAGGAACAAACGGCAGCTTATTTCACCCAACTCGAAGAGTGGGAGCGTAATTCCAGCCCGCCGCCTCCAGGCTGGCTGGACGGGATCAGAGCCAAGCTGAGGGGAGACATGAAAGCCGAATGAGCATGATGGACGAGTGGATGGACATGCCGCCGCCGGTGGACATGGCAGCCGAACAGTCGGTGCTTGGAGCGATCCTGATTGACGAGGACGCGATCGATGCTGCGCTGGAGATCCTCAGGCCGGAGTGTTTTTACTCCGTACAGCATCAGCACGTGTTCGAGGCGATGGCCACGCTCCACGAAGACGGTGTCGCGATCGACTTGACGACGCTGACGGCAAAACTCAGGGATAATAAGCATTTGGGTTCAGAGAACGATATTTTATATCTCACGCAACTCGCCAGCGTAGTGCCGACCGCGGCCAACGTGGCACATTACGCGGAGCTCGTTCTGGAAGTCTATCGGCGCCGGAAAGCAATAAAAATTGCGACGAGCATCATGCGAAAGGCGATCGAGCAACCGGATTCAACCGAATTTCTTGCGGTGATGGAAGCGGAGATTACCGTTTTTTCAGAGCAATCGGTGCCAAAACAAGAGTTCAAGTCCATCCGGAATGTTGTCATGGATGTTGTTGAAGACGCTGAGGTCCGTTACGTCAACCGTCAGATCAATCGAGGCGTGACGGGGATCGCTTCCCACTTCCCTGATCTCGATCGTAAGACAGCGGGATTCCAGCGCGGCGACTTGATCATCGTGGCTGCACGTCCATCTGTTGGCAAGACGGCGTTCGCGCTGAACATTGCGCAGAATGTTGCGCTAATTCGCGAACAGGCTGGCGTGATTGATCTGGGCAAGAATGTGGCCATCTTCAGTCTTGAGATGTCCGCAGCCCAGCTTGTACAGAGGATGGTGTGTGCTGAAGGGGATGTTGACGCAAGCAGGATGCGTACCGGATTCTTCGAAGGCGACGACTGGGAGAAGATCATGAAAGCAGCCGGGGTTCTCGGTTCGTCGAATATATTTATCGACGATTCCCCTGTCATTACAGTTAACGAGATCCGTTCAAAGTGCCGCCGGCTGAAAAAGGAGAAGGGTCTGGACATGATCCTGATCGACTATTTGCAGTTGATTCAGGGGCGTAGCCGGCCGGGTGTTAATCGTCAGCAGGAAGTCACGGAAATATCCCGCACGTTGAAGCAGATTGCCCGCGAGCTGGATGTTCCCGTCATCGCATTGTCTCAGCTTTCCCGCGGCGTAGAGCAGCGGACGGACAAACGGCCGATGATGTCCGACCTTCGGGAATCCGGAGCGATCGAGCAAGATGCCGATATCGTCGCGTTCCTGTATCGAGACGATTATTACGACAAGGAATCCGACAAGAAAAACGTCATCGAGATCATCATCGCCAAGCAGCGGAACGGTCCGGTAGGCACAGTCGAGTTGGTGTTCCTGAAGCAATTTAACAAGTTTGTTTCGTTGGACCGCACGTACAACACCAATCCGGAGCCGCCGGACCCGGGATCGCCGCAAGGCAAAGGCGGCCGAATACCGGACATGTACCGAAAGGGGAAAAGCGCGTGAAGCCTGCACGGATAGACAATTTATTTCAGACTCGTCGCCGGCAACTCGTCTGGTTTCGAGGGAAGGTTATCGGCGAAGTGTATACGTTGCCGCCGCGGCGGCGGGGGAGGCGAAAATCGAAATGATAGCCTTTACCGTTTATGGCGAACCTGTCGCGCAAGGCCGGCCGAGGGCCAGTACGGTTAGCGGTCATGTCAGGTTGTATGATCCAGCAAAGTCCCGGGACTACAAAGACTATGTCCGACTTGCCGCTGCGGAGCATGCGCCGCCGAATCTACTCGCAGGCCCACTGGCCGTCATAGTGACTGCCTATCGTTCGATTCCTAAGTCATTCAGCAAGAAAAAAGCGGCTGCCGCTGAAGCCGGCGAGATATATCCGGTGTCCAAGCCAGATGCCGACAACTACCTGAAAGGTGTAAAGGATGCCTTGAAGGGCGTTATGTGGGTCGATGACAGCCAGGTCGTGGATGCCTACGCCCGCAAACGTTATAGCTTTAAGCCGCGAATTGAAGTGAAAATCAGACAATTGGGAGCGTGACAACATGGCTTACACTGAGTTCAAAGCACTTTTGAAAAAAATCAATCTTAAGCCGAAAGGCGTGAAGGAGATCGTGCTGGAGGTTTCCGACGGCGCGCTTTACGGCAAAATCGATATGCTTTCCGAAATGTTGGACGGGCGGGTGGCTATTGCTGTTGATTCGGAAGTTGTACGCTACAACGTACAGATTAACACTCGAACCGAGAAGCCGATCAAGTCGTACCGCGTCGACGAGCAAGGAGTCGTGTCAGAGTTCAAGCCGGAAGGCGATCAACTCGAATTGGATCTGGACATCGCGAAGAAGCAAGACCCGATCGAGGACGTTCCGGAGGAGATCAGCCGCGAGGTTGTAGACGAATTTATCCTTTCAGGACTGGCGCCGCAGCCGGACAAGCACTGGTACCCGGTCGCGGAATGGGTTGGACGGCTGGCCGACGGCGATACGTATCTGAAGCTCTCCACGGAATACGGCATTAGTAGCGGACGGGTCGTCGATCTGATCGACGAGTACCGCGAATCCGTTGCGCCGCTTGCGGCCAAGTGGGATGAGTGGCGCAAGAATAAGGCGGAACACTCGGCGGTCGAGTTGGATGACGATGAAGACGATGAATCCGAGGATTCGCATGAGATTGGAGAAGAGGATTTGACCGACGGTGGCGAGCCTGGTCACTTGGACGGCGATTCTGACGACGCCGTCGGAGAGTTGGAAGACCTCGACAAGAAAGTGGAGACTGAAGACGAACTGTCCGATTGGGAGCGCGAAGTCCTTGGGGCTGATGCACCTAAGACCGGAACTGAGTCTGAGAAAGAGTTGAGCCAAGAAGAAATCGAGACCATCATTCTTTCCAGCCGGCCGATCTTCGAGGATATCCCTTATGACTTCCCGGCGCTCTTTGAACGGTTCAAGAGAGGCGAAACTTGGATGGACATTTCAAGATCGCTTGGCATCAGCAAAGGCGTGCTGGGTGTGGCATGGAGCAAATATAAAAAGCGTGTCGCTGAGCAGCAGGGCGGCGCCGCTTAATCCGGAGGTGCGGTATGAGTGAGGTCATTTCCCGCAAAGCGACGCCGGAGGAGATCGCTGATCTCGATCGGCGCGCACGCCTTAAGTACGATGGCCCACCGGTTAAACGGTGGGAGCCTACTTTGTCCAGACAACAATATTTCGATAAACGGGCTGCCGGTGAGGGCCGGCAGGCAATTATTCTGAAGCACTTCAACAATGAGTCGGAGAAACTCGCAAAGCAACTCCGGGAGTGGGGTATTCGGAACTGGAAAGAAGAAGTCGAGGAGGTGGATGCTTTGGCCAGAGGGGTAAAAACGGCTCTGACGATCACCAAGGAAGAATACTTGCATCGGCTGTTGGCCGGGGAAACCAGAACAAAGATCACGCGATCGCTCGGTGGTTCTCCGACGAAGTTTTATAAGCTGCTTGAGGAATGGGGCATTCGTGAGCTGGATGCGGAGGAACGGGCGCTTGAACTGCTGACTCCCGTTAAGCCAGCAAGCGAGGTCGACCGTCGGACGGCGGAGTTGATCGAGCAGAAAGCGACCGCGCGCGGATTGATAGAGTTCAACGCGCAGTATCAGTCGTCGGTGCCGCAAGAAGCTGCAGTTTCCGAAGCAATTGAGCAAGTTGTCGAAAAGCCTACGGGGCAGGAGATCCTCGAGCGTGTTGAACAAAGGGCAGAAGAGAAGGAGCAAGCCCTGGTTCAGTTGCAGGCAGAGCTTGATAAAGCGGTTGAACAAATCGGGTCACTTCTCGACAAGCGAGGAGAGGATCTCGCTCGGTTCGAGAAAGCAGCCATCAAGATTAATGAGCAGGAAGCAAGGATTTGCGAGTTAGAGGATGACCTTTTGGAAGCTGGCGCGAATCATCTCGAGGCAGTAAAAGAGGCACAAAACAGTCACGACCGCATTCGGGAGCTTGAAGAGGAGCGCACCATGCTACTCCGAACGATTGAATCCGCCGCGGTGGAAGCGAACGATTCCGGCTATGTCATCATCCGGATGCCCGTTCTCCCCGTTACGACGGCCAATGCCGAGCGGGCTCGCATATACGATGCTGTAGAAGCGCTTGGATCCGGAGTCGAGGCTGCCGAAATTGATCGGGAGCGCGTTATGCGAGAATTGTTCCTGCTTCTGCAGCGTGCTGTCAGCTTCGTCACGGCAGATCTCGCGGAGCTCCTACCGGGGCAGGACGTGAGCGAGCACGTGCAGCATTTCTTCCAAGCTCATAACGATCGCCACGTCGAGAGCGTGACTGTTATGCAAGAGGCGGGGTAATTAGTGCATTTACTCCACACCAAATAGTAAAAGTGAAGATCGGCGGCAAGTCCGCCGGTCTTCACCAGTCCCGAGAAGGGCTGAATGATTTCTAATCGAAAACCCACCAGTAACCTGACCAGAAGCCGCGGGAGTTATTTCAATATCTCGAAGAAAAATTCTAAAAGAAACGATCCACTATCAAATTTATGGCGCAGTTTTGGTTTCGTTGGTTAATCCTCAGTTAATTTAATATCGACAAGTTGTCTGCAATTCGGACATTTCGTTGTCGCTCTAAAGGTCTTCTTTTCATTAATGAAAAGCAACGAGGTCAGTTGAACCAAGATGCCCGGTAAAGATAACATTGCCATTACTAAAGTAATAGAATTCATCGTTACCGTGTTCTGTAAAGCTTGTTGATCTTTTAGTGCTCCTGTGAGAATGAGGCCTAGAACAATAATTAAGAGAACTATTAGAAAAATGAAGAGTAAACCGTATATGATTTTTACCCAGCGCCATACTTTCTTCAATTTCAGTTTCATTTTTATCACCTCAAAAGGAAATACGTGGAATATGAGGTGAAGGGTTCAATATTGGAGGTAAAGACTATGAAAAGAAAGATCTTCATTCATAGGGTTGAAGATTCTCAGGTGCAATTGTCGCCAGACATGAAGGCCATCACCGTCTGGCAACCGTGGGCTACGTTGATCGCATTGCGGCTGAAAGGGTTTGAAACGCGGGGGCGGAGAACGTATCATCACGGCCCACTGGCCATACACGCTGGTCTTAAAGTAGATCGCGAGGCGTGCGAGCGAGAACCGATTAAGTCCGTGCTGGCCGAACACGGATATACGGCGGACAATCTGCCGACTGGGGCAGTAGTTGCGACTACAGAGCTGAGAGAATGCTTCCTTGTCAAACGGGATTATCTGGGAGGGGTGGTCATTCTCGAATCGGACAGTCGCAAGACTCACTTCAGCACAACGGACAATGAGTTTCAGTTCGGGGACTTCACTCCTGGTCGTTACGCTTGGGAAATGGCTGATGTCAAGATGCTGCCGAAGCCGCTCCTCGCCAAGGGACAGCAAGGAATCTGGAATTGGGATGGAGGGTTCCTATGACACAATCTAACGCACAGCCATTAACGCGGGTGCAGCAGCAGGCGTTGGATTTCATCGAGACGTTCATAAAACGTAATGGTTATTCTCCATCAATCAGAGAATTGGCCAGCGCAATGAAATACGAGTCCTCCTCGACGGCTCACAACCTCTTGGAACGTTTGGAACGGAAGGGTTACATCAGCAAAGAGACATCGGGTCCGCGGACGATTCGGCTGCTCAAGTCAGTTGCTCCGGTCGAAGGCAATTTGAATGAGGAGGTAATTCGTCTTCGTGAGGAAAATGACGTTCTTATTCAGCGGTTAGTAGTAATTGCAGAAGTCGCGACAGAAGAAACCGTAAAAGGCGCTGCTCGGCAGACTCTGAGGGATATCGGAGTTGAAGTAGATAAATAAAAGAATCCCACGTGTATGCCTGGCAGCGGCACGGGGGACTTCACGGTTGACTCTCGCCATCATTATAGCATAACCGGGGGATGGTGAGGGGGAATGGCAATGGTATGGCAGTCGGAGCTATTTCCGAAAGCAACGAAGGTTGAGATTCAACGGACGAAGTTCCTGCTCAGCAAATACAGGAGTATGGAGCTGCTGATGGCAGATTTCGAAAAGCATGAAGAGGACATGCGTCAGGTGGCCATCGACGGAGAGGTCGCCAGACGCATCGAGCAGGAGGATCTTCACGCGGACAAGACGGCCAATGCCACGATTCTTGCGGAGAAGCAGCGCTGGGTCTATCAGCAGTACAGTTTCTACACGCGCCAGCTCCGCCGGGCAGCCGCACTTATCCAGGAGGATGAGGCCAGGAAGGCAATCGAGTTTCGGTACATGAAAGGATACTCATTCACGGAGACCGTTTTGTTCTTCCGACAAAGCATGAGCGACAGTACAATACGACGCAGGCTGGCGGATGGAACGGAGTCGATTGCGAATACTTTGAAGTTAATCGGATTCTTCGAACGAGACGACGCAAGATTTTGATATCAAACATCGGCAGTCCAGGACAACATGTGTGCCATGGCTGCCGATGTTTTTAGTTATTATCATACTAAAGTTGAGCCAATTATCAGAGTTTCCGGAGCTGCTTTCACAACTTCAGTTTTTGATCCAAGTAAAAAGTTTAATTTAAGTACGCTACTCAGATTATCATTAAGTATATTATGTGGAATACCTTCTGGTAGATGACCAGTTTTATGGACTATATGGTTTCGCCATTTAATTACTTGCTTGACCTTGGACATATCTATTTTCTTCAGATCTTTAGATTTGATAGTCAAATCTAATAAACCTGAAATTCTTGATGATAGTCCAAAGCTAGGATTTAGAAAGGTCTCAATTTGTTCCTTAGGAAGCTTTAATCTAGTACTCATATATTCATTTACAAACCTAGTGAGTACGATCTCAAGCCCAATTACTGATTCTAGTACAGCATATCTATAATTTTTGAGTTCAATGTGTTCTAGAGCATTTATTGTGAATTCGAGTTCAGGTGGGGGGACCCTTTCATTTTCAATTGCATTTGCAATATCAGACCAAAGGGATGTAACTAAACTGTTTTCTAAATTAGAATTAGTAGTTTGATTAAACAAAGAAAACAATCTTGATTCTACCGGGATTACATTGTTCCAAATAACTTCATCTATAGAAGATTCAACATTCCAAATAGCTAGGTAATACTCAGGTTTATGTCGTGAAATATCTATTTCATGCATATGAGTTGCCAAACCATAATAACGTGTAGCATTTATAAACTTATTTGCTAATATTGAAATCAGTTTAACTAATTCTTTTTGCTTGTCGGGGTTTGCGATCTCAGTTAATTTATATCTTGTACTTTGATGTTCTTCAATTTGTATTTCGAGTTTTTTACATCTAGAATAATAATTAACCTTTAAATCAGACGAAGAGGGTTCAAATTTCGTAATTTCCTCAGTTATTAGCTTAAATGAACAATGGAGTCCTTTGAATGAAATGAGATTCTCTAATATAAATGATTCTTCTGTTTCTCCCATTAAATTTAGGTTTATTGGGATCATACACTTTATTTTCATAGTTTACCTCCATGGGATTAAAGAATATTTCGCCGCAAAGATTCATACTTGAGGTATTCGCTATGTTATAAAACTATCCTGCTCATAAGAGTTCGGGCCTGCTGCATTGTTTCGAAAGTTGACAGGGATTCGAATTGTGAGTGGCTGAGATACGACTGAAGTTGACCGTAACTTGAACACAAGTTGAACATCACCTGACACATTATCCGTGGTACATTAATAACGTGCCATACGAGGTTGACCACCTCACTCCTCCGTTGCCGCTCCGAAAGGGGCGGCTGTTTAATTTTGAAAGCAGGATTTTAGTTGAAAAAGTCGAAATTAGACAAATTATTATTAATATGGGGGATATAAGATGGAAAACGAGAAGATAATTAAGTATTCAGCTGATGTCCTTAAAGAAGTCGAGGACAAGATAAGAAAATATCTTCGTATCAAAGAAAGCATACTTGATAATGATTACGTAGAGTTAGCCGGGGATACTGTCCGATTTATTGGAATTGTTCGAAAGGTATCCTCTTTTATTGTTCAGAAGAGGTTTGAATCATTCCTAGAAGGATTCGGCAATGATCAGCCAACTGAAGCTCAATTAAAAAAATTGGCTGATTATATTAATAATGAAAAAAAAGCAGAGTACATTTCTGACTCAATATCAAAAATTCTGATCTCAAAGTCAAGTAAAGCTTGTCTGCTAATGGGCATTATTCTTGGTTCAATAGTTAAAGAGGACAGAGAAATAAGGTATGATTTAATGATTTGCATGCAAGCACTGCCTGAGTTGTTCGATTTTGATGTAGATAATCTGGCGTTCTTACTTGAATATTTGGCTGAACACAAAAAGCTCAAGGCTTTAGTATCTAGATGTACTACTTGTGCTGAATACGGATCAGATTTTGAGCAGGAAGTAAGGAGAAGAGGAATTGAAGAGAGCGCACTTTTGTTTACTATTGACAAAGCGAGCAATTACCATTTGTTACTTGGAACAGGGATGGGAATTCAATCAACGTGGGCTGATGTCGGAGGTCATGAGTTATCAATACTAAGTCCGGGCAGTTTGTTACTTCGATATATAAAGCTGGCCAAACTTGACCGATCATAACAACTGTCTCTGAAAACCGACATAACATAAGCGACAATAGAAGATATGTGATGGGCTACGAGAGGAAATGATTATGAAACTATATTTGATAATAATTATTGCATTTGTTGTTTTGGCTATATGGCTAGGCTCAGGTTTTTATATTTATATCACCTGGGATGAAAATGATCGTGGAACCATTGGAGATATGTTCGGAGCTGTGAATGCACTCTTCGCTGGACTGGCTTTCACAGGAATCATTTATACAATAGCCATTCAAAGGAAAGAGCTTGCTTTGCAGCGGGAGGCAACAGATAATTCAACCAAGGAATTAGCTGGGCAAAGATATGTAATGAATTTACAAAGATTCGAAAACACCTTCTTCAATATGATTGAGCTACACTTTAAGATAATTGATGGGATAGTCTATAACAACAATCAACAAATAAGTGGGAGAGATTTCTTCCAAAAAAATTATGTGAAGATGAAAAGTAAGTTTGCAGCCAAGGCGTCACTTCAATCTTGTTACGAAGAGCATCTTCAAGGTTATCACTCGAATCTAGTGGTATACACGAGTAGCCTAGTCAACCTCATTAAGTATGTCCATCGCTCTGACAATATTGAAGATAAAGATAGAATTACATATATTAATATACTATTTTCCCTTACGACACCTGCTGAAAAAGCGGTTACTCATACCTTTTTTAGATTTAATCCTTCTTTTGAGTCAAGTGAATTACTTGAGCAATATGGATTCTACGATGGCGTAGATATACTTAATGGATAGCCCCGATAGATTTAATAAAACTAATTTTGTGCACCCTAACCGGTGCTTTTTCTTTTGGAAAGGAGCGTCATCATGATCATCCAAACCATCCCGATCGACCGCCTCAATGCTGCCACCTACAATCCTCGGGTTGATCTGAAGCCGGGAGATCCGGAGTACGAGAAGCTGCGCCGTAGTATTGAAAGTTTCGGCTATGTGGAGCCGATCGTCTGGAACGAGCGGACCGGGAACATCGTCGGCGGCCATCAGCGGTACAAGATTCTACGGGCCCGCGGCGATCCTGCCGTGGAAGTGTCGGTCGTCGACCTGGACGAGCAGCAGGAACGGTTGCTGAATCTCGCGCTGAACAAGGTGTCCGGCCGGTGGGACGAGGAGGCGTTGGCCAGACTGCTGGACGAGCTGCAGGCTGGCGGCGCTGAGTTGGATCTGTCCGGATTCGAGGCTGACGAGATTACCGAGCTGATTGACCGGCTTCCGACAGATATGGATGTAACAGAGCCGGTCGTCGATGACGATTTCGACGTTGGCCGGGCGCTTGAGCGGATCAAGGAACCAGAGACACGCCGCGGCGATGTATGGCAGCTCGGCCGGCATCGCCTGGTCTGCGGGGACGCAACGGACCCGGAAGACGTGGAACTGCTCATGGATGGTGCAAAGGCCGCGTTGGTCGTGACGGATCCGCCGTACAATGTGGCTGTCGAAAGTGACTCAGAACGCCTGGCGGCGGACGGCCGCAGTTCCATATTGAACGACGATATGCCCGCGGAGGAATTCGCGGGCTTTCTGCATGCCGTTTTCGAACGATACGTCGGCATTATGGCACTGACGGCGGCGATCTACGTATTTCATCCATCGTCGTATCAGAGGGAGTTCGAGGACGCAATGGAGGCGGCCAGCATCGTAGTCCGGAGTCAGTGTGTCTGGGTTAAGAACGCCGCTTCCTTCGGTTGGTCGCAGTATCGCTGGCAGCATGAGCCTGTCTTTTACGCCCATCTCCGCGGGAAAACGCCGGCTTGGTACGGAGACCGTCGGCAGACGACGGTGTGGCGTGCAGGGTTGCCCGCAGAGGAGCCCGAGCCATCCACAGTGTGGGAGGTTTCCCGCGGCGACGTCGGCAAGTACGTTCATCCGACTCAGAAGCCGCTGGCGCTGCTGGCCATTCCGATCGGGAACAGCAGCCGGGCCGGTGATGTTGTAGTGGATCTCTTCGGCGGATCCGGCTCCACGGTGATGACCTGTGAGCAGATGGGGCGCGAGTGCCGAACGATGGAACTGGATCCTGTCTTCTGCGACGTGATCAAGGAACGGTACCGGGCGGGAACGGGCATTGAACCGGTGCTGATTCATCGATACGCGACACAATAAAAAGGAGAGGCGCTAGAACGCCCCTCCCGTGAACCAGGTCTCCCCGGCTGAGATGGCGGTCCGCCGCGCGCGGCACTTTGCCAGACATCCGCCATCTCGATTCCATTTTATAAGGAAGCCGAGGGGACAACAATGCCGAATCAAGATGATTTGCTCCAGCAGTATGAGCTCGAAGTGCTGCTTGGCATTATGGAGAGCAAAGAGCAGTACCGGAAGATTATCAAGGCTGCTGTTGCGCGCTGGGTGAAGGACTTCCAAGACAATCGGATCGAGCTAGGGACAGTCGACGATCTGAGGAAACTGATTGAACTGGATATTGAGCTGCAGAAGGATGAGTAAGTAATGAACTTTTAACGGCATATTTCAGCCAGGAGCATGGAATCCACGCTCCCGCAGGGGAAGCGACTCGAAGGGTGGTTCTTATCCATACACTCCAATTTGGGTGTAACTGTCGGCACTGATCGTTACAAGGATCAGTGATGTTTCAATCCACACTCCCGGCTAGAAGAAGGAATACCACCTCCTTCTCTAGCCGGCCAGACATTAAGGTCTGACCAGCATGATCGTTATACCTATTCCCAGTATTCGAAGGGAAATGTAGGTAAACTTCATGCGGTCCACCATCCTTATTTAGTTTTTTCTTTCTTCTTTAATATATGGATTGATGTTTCTGGTATGACAACCGGGGGTGGTGATCATGTAGTGGCGAAAGAACGCAGCCCAAACAGAGATAAAGCGAAGCAGATGTGGCTGGACAGCGGCGGCGAGATGAAGCTGAAAGACATCGCCGCTGCACTCGGTCTCGGGGAAACCCAGATACGCAAGTGGAAGAGCCAGGACAAATGGGCTGCCGATCTGAATAGTAACGTTACCAATGAATCTAATAGTAACGTTACCAAACGAAAGGGAGCTCCGAAGGGTAACAAGAACGCCGTCGGCAACAAGGGCGGCGCGCCGAAGGGCAACCAGAACGCCAAGGGAAACCGCGGCGGCGCAGGTGGGCCAGCCGGCAATAAGAAGGCGGTTCGAACCGGAGAGCACGAGACGATTTGGTGGGACATGCTCGCCGAAGATGAGCAGGAGCTGCTGGAGGAGATCGACACGGACCCCGTCGCCCAGGCTGATGAGGCGATCGCGCTCCTGTCTATCCGGGAGCGGCGCATGCTTGGCCGCATTCAGCGCTTGACGAATGGTCTGACGGAGGAGCAGCGAAGCGTGCTTCGTGAGCTGCGAACCGTGAAGGAAGCCAAGCTGGTTACCGATCCAAGAACCGGCAAAGAAACGACGGTCGTCACCGAGGCGGAGAAAATGGTTATATCCAAGATCGAGACGACGACTATTCGTATCCTTGAAGATATCTTGCGAATAGAAGACGCTCTTACCCGCGTTCAGGCGCAGAAGCTGAAGGCGATCGAGTTGAAAAATAGGCTCGTGACTGTAGATCAAGAGAAGGAAGTCCGTACGGCCATCCTGCAGATCGAATTGCAGCAGCTCCAAGGCGGAGCCGGTGCAACGCAAAGCTGGACCGAAGCGCTGAAAGACATTGCAGAGCGCCGGAAGACAAAGCGTGCTGAACAGCAGGCAGCTGGGGCAGCGGTGAAGGACGATGAGTAAGCCGTTTAATGTCGTTTCCAACATCGCGGAGCTGCTTGAATTGTACTGGGACGATCCTGTTGCCTTTTCTGAGGACATGTTAGGGATGGAACCGGACGAATGGCAGCGGGCCGTCATGATGGATGTCGCTCTGTACCCGCGTACCAGTGTGCGATCCGGGCAGGGTGTGGGAAAGACGGGGCTCGAAGCCGCAGTCGTTGTCTGGTTCCTCTGCTGCCGACCGAACTGCCGGGTGGTCTGCACAGCTCCAACGAAGCAGCAACTCAATGACGTATTATGGGCTGAGGTCGCCAAGTGGCTCGAATCGTCCATGGTGAAAAACCTGCTCAAATGGACGAAAACGAAGGTCTACATGGTCGGTCATGAGGAACGCTGGTTCGCCACGGCCAGGACGGCCAACAAGCCGGAGAACATGCAGGGTTTCCATGAGGACCATATGCTGTTTGTCGTGGATGAGGCATCCGGGGTCGCTGATCCGATCATGGAGGCCATCCAAGGGACTTTGTCCGGCGAAGAAAACAAAATGCTGTTGTGCGGGAACCCGACTCGTACCAGCGGTTATTTCTATGACTCGCACAATCGGGACCGTAAATTGTTCCGGACGCACAAGGTAGATAGCCGGGACAGCAAGCGGACAAGCCGCGAGAATATCCAGATGCTGATCGACAAGTATGGCGCCGACAGCGATGTCGTCCGCGTCCGGGTGTACGGGGAGTTCCCGAAAGCGGAAGCTGATGCCTTCATTGCGTTGGAGCTGGCCGAGTTTGCCGCCGGTGCAACCGTCGAGGTCACGGGCGATACGCTGCACTTAGGCGTCGACGTCGCGCGCTTCGGCGACGACGAGACGGTCGTTGCTCCGCGGATCGGCATGAAGGTCTATAAGCTCCGCTGCTACAACAAGCAGGATACGATGGCCACCGCCGGCCGAGTAATCGCCGCGGCGCGGGAGATGCTCAAGCAGCATTCATCGCTGAAGCGAGTCGAAATCAAGGTCGATGACAGCGGCGTCGGCGGCGGGGTGACGGACCGTCTAAACGAGGTCATCCTGGAGGAACGGCTGCGGGGTTGGCGGGTCACGCCGGTCATCAACGGGAGTAGTCCCACCAAGCAAGCCACGGAACATTATGAAAATCGCGGGACGGAGACCTGGGCGGATCTGCGCGATCTGCTGCAGGAGTCCTTGTCCAAGTATATTCAGGGACAGCCGGCGGCACTCGAGCTTCCGAACGACGATCGACTCGTCACGCAGCTCTCTCAGCGGAAGTACCGCATGACCAGTAAGGGCAAGCTCGCACTCGAGCGGAAGGAAGACATGAAAAAACGTGGACTGGATTCCCCGGACCGGGCGGATGCAGTCGTTTTGGCGTTCGTGGAACCTGCGCGCAGTGGGGTCTATTTCCCGGATGCCTAATAATGAGAGGAAGGAGGAGACCGCGTGTCATTGTCATTATGGCCAAACGGAGAAGAACAACGAGAGCTCGAGAACATCATCATTCGCGGCGCACGGACGGCGGCGACGCTCAAGCAGATCATACAGCTCGAGATCGGCGACTGGCGCAAGTCCGATAAGCGCAAGTGGATGGAGATCGGCGAGAGCTATTACCGCAACAAGACGGATATTAACGATCGGCAGCGGACGGCAATCGGCGCGAGCGGTGCTAAGGAGATCGTCGGCAACCTGGCGAATAATAAGCTGGCCAATGCGTTCTCGCGAAAGCTAGTCGATCAGAAAATAGGATACCTGCTCGGCAAGCCATTGAGTGTGCAGACGGACAATTCCGCATATGCGGCTGAGTGGAAAGAGATATTCAAGCCTGCCATGTTCCGTCGGCTGCAGAGCACTGGTAAAAAGTCTGTCAACGCGGGCGTTGCATGGTGGTTCGTTTACTACGATGATGCTGGTAAGCTATCATTCCGCAAGATGAAGAGCGAGGAGATCATTCCGCTATGGGCTGATGAAGATCATACCATCCTTGATGCTGTCATCCGAGATTACGAGGTGGTCGTTTACGAGGGCCTGCAGCGAAAGACGGTCCGGAAGATCGAATGGTGGGACACCCAGGGTGTTCGCCGATACGTTGTGGACGGCACGGGGCTGACTCCAGACATTGAGGCCGGGGCGGTCGGCTCCCATTTCTCCGTTAAGGCTGGTGATGAAGAACGGCAGATGAACTGGGTGCGTGTGCCGTTCATCGCGTGGAAATACAACGAAGAAGAGCAGCCGCTCGTTGAGATCATCAAGTCGCTGGTGGACGATTATGACCGCAATAAGTCCGATAACAGCAACAATCTGGAGGATTTGCCGGATTCGATTTACAAAGTGAAGAATTATAGTGGTACCAACCCGGGCGAGTTTCGAAAAAACTTGGCTGTTTATCGGACTGCATTCACGGATGATAGCGGCGATGTCGACACTGTGGAGCTTCCAATCAATGTCGATGCTTATAAGACGCACATGGAGCAGGCCCGGAAGGACATCTACGAGTTCGGCCGCGGCGTCGATACGCAGGGCGTGGACATTGGCAGCGCGCCGAGCGGGATCGCACTGAAGTTCCTGTATTCGGATCTCGACCTGGACGCGAGCATGATGGAGACCGAATTCCAGGCTTCGCTCGAGCAGCTCCGCTGGTTCGTCGATACGCATCTTTATAACAGCAAAAAAGTTGACTACAGCGGAGAGGACTTGTCCTTCATATTCAACAAGGACATGCCGATCGACGAGACGGCGATCATCACGGCCATCAAGGACAGCGTCGGCATTCTGTCGGACGAGACGCTTGTCGCACAACATCCGTGGGTCAAGGATGTGGTGGCCGAGCTCGACCGGATTAAGAAGCAGAAGGAAGAAGCACTGAAGCGCATGGCCGACGGCTACGGTGGGCTTCCTCCCGACTCGGATCCGAAAGGGGATGGGGGCGACGGCGGTGACGCCGGATGAGGTCGGAGGAATACTGGGCCAAACGTATGGAGGCTCAGAACGAGGCGCAGCTTGAGGAGGGCGAAGCATACTTCCGCAAGGAGCGCGCGGAGTACGACAAGGCGATGGCCCGGATCAAGCGGGACACGGAAGCCTGGTATGCGCGCCTGGCCAAGAACAATGCCGTCAGCATGGCTGAAGCCCGCAAGCTATTGTCGGCGAGTGAGCTGAGGGAATTCCGGTGGAACCTGGATGAATACCGCGAAGCCATCATCAAGCATGGCGGCGATCCGAAATGGAAGAAAGCCATTGAAAACGCCCGGGCCAGGATACACATCAGCAAGCTGGACGAGCAGAAGATCCGGATGCGCCACGAGATTGAAATGCTGGCCGCAAAGCGTGTCAAGGGTACGACCGATACGATGGCCGACATATACAAGGGCGGCTACTACCGCAGCGTTTACGAGGTGCAGCGCGGCAAGGGTAAGGGTGTTCCGCCGACGCAATTGGACAAGAGGCAGATTGATCGCGTGCTGTCCAAGCCTTGGGCGCCGGATGGGAGCAACTTCAGCGCACGTATTTGGTTGGACAAGACGAAACTTGTCGCGGAGCTGGAGACGTCGCTGGAACAGCATATCATTCGAGGTGAGCAGCTTCCGACAGTCATCAAGAATTTTTCGGAGAAGATGGGCGTGAGCATGCGGACGGCAGAGAGACTGATCCGCACAGAGGCGGCTTATTTCTCTGGACAGTCCCGCCTGGACGGATACCGGGAGTCTGGTGTCGAGCGATACAAGTACGTGGCCACGATGGACCATCGCACATCCGAAAAGTGTCAAGGCATGAACGGAAAGGTCATCCTCGTCAGTGAGGCAAAAGCTGGTGTCAACTATCCGCCGTTGCATGCGTATTGCCGTTCGACGACGATTCCGTTTTTCGGTGAGGAAGATTCAGAAGAGGATGAAGTAAAGGAACCGAAGGAGCCAGTTAAGGTCAAGGACAAGCCGGACGACGAGCAACCGAAACGGGAGCAGGATCCTGAACCGGATATGCCGGATGCATATGAAGTGCCCCCCGATGAAACGTTTAGCGATTGGGCGGAACAGCACGCTCCGGACGCGGTACGGAAACCTGAAGCGACAGAAGTACCGTCACCGGTCACTACGCCCCCAGTTAAGCCGATTCAACCGCCGGAGCCAAATCCGCTGCCGGCATCACCAGCACCGAAACATGTAGAAGAGCCTCCTAAATTGACACACGATGAGGAGGCTGCTGTTACACGGTACATTGGCGGGGAATCCTACGTTCTTAACGATAAGCTGCGCCGCGGCATTCCTCTCGACAATAATGAGATGCAGTGGGTTGAAAATCTGGATAAGGCGCTTGCTAAGCTACCGAATTACAACGGCGATCTGTCCCGTTCACTTCATTTCGCTTCGACTGCTGCTTTGGCAGCGTTTATGCGAGACATCAAGCCAGGCGCCGTGATACAATATCCTCAGTACATCTCGATGACAGCGGGAGCGTTATACAATCCTGCAGGACAAGTTCAGTTTTACATCCTGGGAGCCTCGCTCGGTGCGGATATTCGACACATAAACCCGGGGGAACTGGAAGTGCTGTATGGACGGGATTTCCCGTTCAAGGTCGTTAAACTAGATTTCATTGACGGCGTCTACTTTGTCATGTTGGAGGAGCTCGTGAAATGAGCGAAAAGAAAAAGCTTTTCTCAGATCCGCGCTGGAACGACACGTCGAAACCGAAGGTCATCGGTTATCAAGAGATTTCCGAGGAAGATAGGGCAAAATATGAAAAACTCAGCAGAGAACATCTGAAAAAAATAGGCATTTTGAAAGATTGAAGCACTCTCGCAAACGCGAGGGTGTTTTTTAATCCGCTGGGAGGTGATTGAAGATTGGAAAGTATCGCAAGAAGCCTGTAGTTATCGAAACATTTCGTTGGACCGGCGGCCACGATCAAGTGGAAGACCCTGTTTGGGCGAAAGATGCTCTGATGAAAGGAACAATCAACATTATCAACGGAGAGCTTTTTATTCATACGAAGGAAGGCGTTATGCAAGCACGATCGGGCGATTATATCATTCGGGGCGTACAAGGGGAAATATACCCGTGTAAGCCGGATATCTTTGAGGTGACATATGATCTTGTCCAGGATGAACCCGTATGAAAATTAGCTTCGATAACTTCAAGCGGAAACCACCGCCGAAAGGCTGGTGTGTATGGGACATCGATTGGTGTACTGGGGAGGTTTCCATTTGTCCATGGTGGGCTTATCCAAGCTTAAAGCTCTATTGCCTTCTGCGTTTCCTTCGCTTCGGGCTGTATCATTGGCTAAACCGTGTCGGGATTATGAAGACGCCTATCGGAAACAGAATGATGCTTTCGGATATTTGGAACCACCGCCGCTGATTGCGGCTTTTTTTATGGGCTCCGGTTGAGACTATCGGGGCCTAACCGTCGTTGCCTGCGGCGCAAAATAAGAGGCCATCACCGGTCGCAACCGGGGAAAAAGCGAGATGAATAGGGAGGAAATTGGTGTGAATAAAGAGCAGTTTGTTGCATTGGGCTTGTCGGAGGAACTGGCGGAGAAGGCCGCGGTGGCGTCCGTCGAGGAGTTGAAGGGATTTATTCCGAAAGCTCGCTTCGACGAGGTCAATGACGGGAAGAAGCAGGCAGAGAAGGACCGGGATAAGATTTCCGGTCAGCTCGAGGATTTGAAGAAATCCGCCGGCGACGCAGCGGAGCTGACGAAGAAAATCGAGACGCTGCAGGCGGAGAACAAGGCGACTAAGGAGCAGTATGAGGCTGATGCGGCAGCCTTGAAGCTCGGCACTGCCGTGAAGCTGGCGCTCACCGGCAAGGTGCACGATACAGATATCGTGGCCGGTCTGCTGGACAAAACGAAGATCGAGCTGGATGACAACGGTAACGTGAAGGCCGGCCTGGACGACCAAATCAAAGCCCTGCAGACGAGCAAGGCTTTTTTGTTTGTTCCGGAAGACAAGGGTGGCCAGTTCCAATTCAAGGGAGCCAACCCGTTCGAGAGCGGCGGCTCCGGTGGTGGCGGTACCGGTGACAAGGCTGCTGAC